GACCCTGAATCCTGATGATGTGATCCATGTGGCGCGGGGGGTGGACCGGTGGTACCCGGTGCGGGGGGTGGGGGTGGTCGAGGAGTACCTGTCGACATTGGACCGGGCGGCCATGGAGGAGGAGTACGAACGCTCGGCGCTGTCGGGCGGGGCGGTCCCCAGCGTGGCGATCGTGACCCCGAACGCCACCTTGACCCAGGATGTGGCCGACGAGGCCAAAGCCAACTGGTTGGACAAGTTCGCCGGCCCGGCCCGGGAGCCGGCCATCCTTCCGAACGGGACGACGGTGATACCGCTGGCGTGGAGCCCGACGGACACGCAGATGGTCGAGGCCCGCAAGATGACGCTCACGGACGTGGCGAATATGTTCAACCTGGACAGCTACTGGCTGGGCGCGGCGGTGCAGGGAATGACCTACAAGACGGCCGCGCCGCAATATCAACAAATCCTGCGGACGTCGATCGAGCCGGTGATCGTCGACTTCGAGCAGGTGTGGTCCGACACCTGGCTGCCCCGCGGCCAGACCGTCCGTTTTGACCGGAACAAACTGCTGGCCGAGGACCTGCCCACGACGGCCACCGCCCTCACCCAGCTGGTGTCCTCGGGGATCTTGACGTCCGACGCCGCCTACCAGGTGCTGTTGGGCACCCCGCTGGCGGCCATCCCGAACACGCCGGGCCCGCCGCCGGTGACGGCCGCCCCAACCCCGCCGGTCGACGAGGAGACCGGCACCTCGGTGCCGTAAAGGAGGCCCGGAAATGACCGTCGAAGCGCCCGAACGTCGCCTGGTGCAGACCGTGTTGCAGATGCGCGACACCCAGCTGGTCGGCAAACCGTTCAAGTTCCTGGAGGGCCGGGCCGTCCCGTATGACACCTGGGCGAATATCGGCTGGTTCCTGGAGGCGCACGAGCCCGGGTCGCTCGACGAGACCACCACCCGGGGCAGCGGGAAGGGGCTGCCGCTGTTGTTGTTTCACAACAACCGGAACTGGCCTATCGGGGTGGCCGAGTCGTGGAACAGCGACGACGGCGGCCTCAACGGGGTGTGGCGGCTGAACCAGACCTCCGACGCCCAGCAGGCCGCCTCCCTGTGCGACTCGGGGGATCTGGGCGGCATGTCGATCGGGTTCGCGCCGATCCGCTCGAACTGGCAGTACGTCGACGACTGGGATCCCGACCTCGGGCCGGACCACATGGACCGGGTGACTCGCATCGAATCCCGGCTGCTGGAGGTGTCGCTGACGCCGACCCCGGCGTTCGTGGAGGCTGAAGTAACCATGGTGCGCACCCGGGAGGCCCGCCGGCTGCGGCCCTCCTCGCGCCGTGACGGCTGGGTCCGCGAGCTGGAGCGGTTGCGCCGCTAGCATTCCCGGCCAGCGAGGATCGCGGCCGGCCCGCTCTCACGGCCGGTCCCGGGCCGCAGCGCCAGGCGTCGAGCCGGCTGCACCCGACGGGCCACCGGCGAGGGCCAGTTAGGCGCCATGCGTCAAGCGAAGCCCCACGTCGCACAAACCCGCCGGAGGTAGACCGTGCCGAACATCGTCCTTGACCGGATGCTCGCCGAACGCGTCGAGCACATCACCACTATCGAATCGATTCTCGGCCAGGTGGAGGGCCGGGACCTGACCGACGCCGAGCAGTCCATGCTGGAGCGGACCCGGGAGCGGATCCAGGAGCTGGATAAGCAGATCGGCCCGCTCGAGGACTGGGAGAAGACCAAGGCGCAGCATCACGACACCCTGGCGGCGCTGCCCCGCCCCGACCGGGCCACCAACGGCGGCGCCCCGGACCGGCTGCCGGCCCAGCCCCGGCGGGTGGATGGCGGCGAACGGGCCCCCCTGTACACGTCGGCGGGGGCGTTCCTGGTGGATCTGATCCGGGCTCGGGGCATGATGCGCCCCGGCGACCCCGCCGACCTTGACGCCCAGGCCCGCGTCCAGGCGGCCTACGCCGCCCGGGTGGTCGCCGACCAGAAGACCACCGACACCGCCGGTATCCTGCCGACGCCGATCGTCGGCACCGTCGTCGACCTGATCGACGCCAACCGGCCGTTCATCACCAGCCTGGGCGGGGCGAAGGCGATGGGGCCGATCCCGGGCGCGACGTTCTCCCGTCCGAAGATCACCCAGCACACCACCGTCGGCCAGCAGACCGCCGGCGCCAACGAGAAAACGCAGCTGTCGTCGCAGAAGATGACGATCACTCCTGTCACGTTCACGAAAACGACCTACGGCGGCACGGTCGATATTTCCCGTCAGGACATCGACTGGACGCAGCCGTCGGCGTGGGACATTTTGGTGCGGGATCTGGCCCAGGTGTACGCCGTGGCTACCGAGACCGCGGCGGCGGCAGCCTTCAAGGCGGCCGCGACCGCCACGGCCGTCGCCGTCGCCACCAACGACCTGAAAGGGTGGACGCTGGCGCTGTACACGGCGGCCATGCACGCCTACTCCGCCGGGTTCATGATGCCGGACCGGATCTGGTGCTCCCTCGACGTATGGGCCGCCCTCGGGTCGCTGGTGGACGTGGCCCGGGTGGTGCTACCCCAGGACACCGTCGCCGAGATGGGCGCCCCCGGCACCTCCAGCTTGGCCTCGTTCCGCGGTGATCTGCTGGGCGTGCCCCGCATCGTGGTGCCGACGTTCGCGGCCGGCACCTGCATCGTCGGGAACAGCTCGCTGTTCGAGGTGTACGAAGAAGTCATCGGGCTGCTGTCAGTGATCGAGCCCAGCATCCTCGGCGTGCAGGTCGCCTACGGCGGCTATGTGGCCTGGGGGGCGCTGGCCGGCACTGCTCTGGTGCCGTTGACCGCGCCGGCCGGAATGCCCACCATGGCCGAGGTCGAGGACGCCCCGTCCGACGAGCCGAAGACGGCGGCGAAGAAGTAGACGATGGCGTGGTCGATCAAACCGGCCGGCAGCTGGGGTGTGGCCACCACCACCGCCCCGGCTACCGAGACCGCCGTCGCCCTCACCAAACCGGGTTCGTGGCTGTACGACACGAACCCGTCCGGCGGCCAGCAGCGTGTCTTTGTCCGCAAGGACCAGTGGGGCACGCTCGCCGCCGCACCCGGGGTCGACGCCGTCTCGCCGAACACCGGCCTGGCCGCCGGGGGGACGGCGGTGTCGATCGTCGGCGAGGGTTTGATCGGCTCGACGGGTGTGACGTTCGGCGGCAGCGCCGCCACCAGCTTTGTGGTGGTTAGCGACGCGCTGCTTACCTGCGTCACACCCGCCCACGCCGCCGGGGCCGTCAATGTCGTGGTGGCGAACCCTCGGGGAAACGTCACCGTGACGGGCGGGTACACCTATGTCTGACTGGGAAATAATGGTCCATCAGGTCGACCTGGGGGGCCTGGCAGCCGACACGGCGGTGCCGATACCGTCGGGCTGGGAGCCGATCGGTGTGGCCACCCGGCAGGGAAACAAGGCGACGATCCTCTGCCGGCGAGCCGCCGATGTGCCCCCGCCGGCCGGCGCCCCGGTGCTCACGTCGCTCACCCCGAACAGTCTGGCCGCCGGCGGCACGCCGGCCACCGTCGACGTGGTCGGCTCCGGTTTCGACTCGTCGTCGACCATCCAGGCCGACGGCGTACCCCGGGTGACGTTCTTCCTCGACGCCACCCACCTGCAGTACACGGCCCGCCCCGACCAGGCCAGCCCGGGCACCGTGCAGATCACCGTGGCCGGCACCGCCGGCACCTCCAACCCGCTCACGTTCACGTTCACCTGATGGCGTACTGGCCGAAACTGCCTGAGGTGCGGTCGCTGCTGCGGCTGCAGCCCGACCCCACCGAGGACGGCATCATCACCACCGCCCTGGTGGCGGCCATCGACTACGGCAACCGCCGGCTCAACTACAAATACCCGGTGCCGCCGTCCGACGACGGCAGCCTGCCCGACGCCGCCCACGAAGCCTGCCTATTCCACGCCGCCCGCCTGTACCGCCGCCGCGATTCGATCGACGGCACGCTGGGGTTCGGGGATCTGGGCGTGGTCCGGGTGGGCCGGGTCGACGCTGATGTCGAAGCCCTGTATTCGCTGTGTGGGCCGCTGGTGTTCGGATGACCTGGAACCGCACCGACGCCGCCGCCGCGGTCACCGCCGCACTGCAGGCCACCATGGGCGAAACGGTGTTCGTGTACGGCAAGCCGCCGGCGACGGTGAACCCGCCGGCGGTGATCGTGGGCCGGCCGTCCGAAGTGCGCTATTCGACGGTGGCCTTCGCTATCGACGAGGCGGTCCTGCCGGTGTCGTGTGTCGGGCCGGCCGACGGCGACGACACCGTCGACCAGCTGGCCGCCATGGTGCGGGCCTCGTTTCCGGATCCGACGTTGGGCGGGGTGGTGCAGGCCTGCTGGCCGGCCGACGAGCGGGCCTGGCGGCAGGTGTCGATCGCCGGTGTCGACGTGCTTATCGCCGATGTGAACCTATCGATCCAAATGTAAGGAGCTTGCCGATGTCTGTTGACGCCCCCCCGGAAATAGAACTGACCGCCGCCGGCGATCCGACCCCGCCGGCCGCCACGCCGCTGATAATGAACGACTGCTACTTCGAGCTGGGCGGCGTCAACCTGCGCTGCCTGGTGCAGCATCTCGAGGTGGCCCCCGAAAACAAACTGGTGACGGTTACCTCGTTCTGCGCCGAAACGGACTATCCGGGTGTG